GGAGATCATGGACAAGAAGAAGCGCCCAAAATTAAATGAAAAAACATTTTGTCTTATTGGTGCAGCGATATACGACTATGGAATGGAAACCTGCAAGAAGGCCATAGACGGATGCAGCTACTCAGACTTCCACATGGGGAGGAACAAACAGAAGGTTGTCTACAACACCCTAGAGCTAATCTTCAGAAATGCCGAGAACACTGAACGCTTCGCCGGCTATGCTTCCTAGATGACCAAAGAAGAAGCACTAGAACTAATCCGGACAGTCCACTACACCTACAACCAGACACTCATCCGTAAAGACGAGATCGAGATAGGTAAAGCCTGGTATCCATACCTCAAAGACCTAGAACTAGAAGAGACACGCCTTGCCTTCATAGATCTATCTATGGAATCTAACTACCAACCAAAACCGATGGACATTCGTAAGGCAACAATTAATGCCCGTACAAAAGTACCCAAACCACCATTACCCAACATAGCTTGGGCAACTTTCCAGAGCCTCATAAAGAATGCCAATAATGGTGCCCACACTCCAATAGAGGTACACGAGTGCCTGCGGAAAACTCTCGACAGCCTAGGTGACACCGCCTACACCATGAACGACCAGTACGACAAGAAGCGCTTCGAAGCCGTATACGAAGAAGCCGTACAAGAGTACGAACGAAACCTGTACAAGGTCTAAGGAGACACCACACACCAACAACAAAAGTTCAAAATTTAGAAAAAAAGACCGCGAGCGCGAACTTTTTCCTCCTTTTTCCTTACCTGTTGTTTTGGTTGTGATAGTTTTCGGTCATGAAACGGAATGTTGGTCGTCCTCCTGTTGAGCCTTCTAAGGACTTTTCTACCCTGACTCTGCGTGTATCGTCTGATTTTAAGAAGCGTCTTATGGCTCAGGCTGATGCTTACGATATGACTTTGACGGAGTACATCAAGACTTTGGTTGAGCGAGATGGGTCATAAAGCCAAGAGGGTTAAGCACCTAGATAGTTTCTTTAATATTGTTCTTCGGGTTAAGGGTAGGGAGAAGAACGAGATGATTCGGTATGCCGACAAGCTGGATATGTCTTTGTCTGCCTTTATCTTGTATGCAGTTTGGGTCTTTATCTTGAATGAGAAGGGTTTGCCTGATCCTGGTTCTGCCCAGTTTTCTAGACCTACTCCGGCTGATGAGCTTAGGTCTTATCTTTCTGGTGAGGTTTTACTTAAGCCTTGTGGTCAGCGTGAGTGTGATCTGAAGCAGGTTTTTGTAGGTGGGATGGAGTTTTGTTCTACTTGCAATATCCGGATAGGCTGATCTTTATGGATAAGAAGATTGCAAAGATGGATATGGAAACGTTTCGCCAGTTGAAAGATGCCGAGAATGAACGGGATAAGTGGTGCAACCTTGCTGGGGTTATGCATCAGTACCTAGTAGATGGTGATGTTCTTGGGGCTTTACAGGCTTATGAACAGAATGGTTTAGCCTAGTCTTCGAAGTCGTCTGGTTTCTCACCGCATATTGGTAGTGATCGGATTATCTTTTTCTTGATGCATGAGCAGAGTTTGGCTTCCATTTAGTCTCCCCACATTTGTGCCAGTGTTGGTTTTGTTGGTTTGACGCCTCTTCTTCTTTGCTCTGCGGCTAGTTGTCTTGAGGTTAATCCTGCCCATACACCATGCATATCTGCAGGTGGATATTGCAGTGCATACTCTAAACACTGGTCTTTTACTTCACATGTTTTGCACACCATTCTTGCTTGTGCTATGTATGTAATATCCTTATGTTCTTTGGGGAACATTAGTTTAGTCTTTCCTTTGCATGCTGCTTGATCCATCCACCCTGTACCACGTATAAACACGCTTTGTTCGTGTACGGGTAATTTATAGATATTACTTTTATTTACCAATTTTTCTCCTAGTATTTTTGTTGGCAGTAGCCTTCTTGGTTACGTTCTTTACGGTCTGTGCAGACTCCTGCATGAACCAGTGGAAGGGTGCTCCTGTATCAGGATCGAACTTGGCTGCTATAGATAAAGCCTTCATTCCAGCTTTCCGTGCTGAGGCTATATCGAACTTGGCGTACGGGAGTATGGCTGTTAACGCTCCTAGTGCATAGTCTGACCCACTACCTATGGCGTAGTGTCCGTTTGCTTCTGCACTCCAGGCGTAGTCACCGTCTATGATGTAGATAACGCCGTTTATGACAACCAGGATCGTTGAATCATGTTCAGCTATATGGCGCTTTTCTTCGTTAGAGTCTGGACTTGCATAGCCTTGAGATTCAAAGCACTCTCTTAGTGCTGGTATGAACTTCTGTGTAATAAACTCATCCAGCTTGCGCCCTTTTATGTTTGGGGGTGGAGCCGGCGGGTTGAATGCGTAATGCAATATGTTGATTGCTCTTACGTCCCCTGCTGCGCCTAAAAGGTATTTGCCATTTACAGCAACCTTTGTTGATCCCTCACGGAGCGTTCCGAATCGACCGACTTCAGATATGCGTGAGTCAACGCAAATTACAGCAAAGCCGTCACCCTGTAGACCTACGATGGTTGTCACATAGGATATTTAACTACAAAAATAATCCTAAGGTGTCAAATAAAAAGTTTAATTAATACCTATTAAAAGAAACGTCGTACCTTCCCCTAAGCCTAGAGAGCGCTTGTGTTCTCTCCGGCTCGGGTAGGGCTTCATACGCTTCTAGTCGTTTTCGGCGCTTTCGCTCACGCTCGTACTCTCGACGCTTTGGACCGTAACGCTTGGCGCTTTGCTCTCTGCTGTACGCCTTTGCTTTTTCAGGGTCTTTAAACGGCACCTTATTGCTGCTCCATCGTCTTTCTGCCTTCTTCTGTTAAACCGTAAAGCCATTCGCCCTCCTCATTGATTCCGACTATCTCTACCAAGCCAACATTCATCAGCTCCTGTAAATCTATCTGAACTTGATTGAGCTCTTGTACGTACTCTTCGTCCATCTGTTTTCCCTTCAGTCTTCTTCAAATGCTTGTGGGTCAAGCATATAGTTAAATAAGAATGCTTTACCCTTTTCGGAAACTCCGTATAGCCATTCCCCGTCTTCGCTGATGCTTATAGGTTCAACGAATCCGCGCAGGACTAGTTTATCAAACATTGTTTCAAACCACTCCGGAAGCTCGTTCCTCATGGAGAAAAACTCTGGGTCTTGGTCCACTACTTGCGTCTCTCCTGCCTGACGTCTGCCACAAGGACAGAGAACAGACCAATTACGCAAATCGTTGTGGGAACAATGAGAATGATTCTGAGAATGTCAAACCAATTCATTACGCTCCCTTTCCTAGGCTCTGTATTCTTTGCCTCGCCACATTGCCCAACCATTGTATATCGTGACATTCTCGTAAGCAAACGAGTGATTGCCCGATTCTTCGTAGGTTACGAAGCCTAGACCTTGTTGCCAGTTCTCATGGCGAGTCAATGGGCGTCCGTCGAGGTCTACCCCTCCTCTAGTTGACGGTATCGCGCCGTCAATACGGGCAAGGCATCCAGGGCTAGCAGCCATGATCGTACGAGGGCCGTCATAGTCCTCACGGGTTTTGAAGGCTACCTCAATGCGGTGGATGTGTCCGTATAGCACCGAAGTCTTCTCTTGGTTCAAATAGACGTGAGCTGTAGATCCATTGGACTTTACGCGGTCTCCGTGTATAACACGAAGCTTTTCATTGATCCAAAGGTCGGCTGCCGGGTATCCAGGACGGTACTCAACACCAAAATCGTCCATTCGGCAAAGGAATGGAACACTCAATACGGGCCAAGACTCTGGCTCGTGACCCCTACGGAGACCATAGGCAGCGCCTGCGTTTTGCACAAGGTACTTAGGCATGCGTTCTTCGTGGTTTCCTGCCAACCAAACGATCTTTGCGTTAGGTGCGGCTTGACGCATTTCAGCACAGAACTTGGTTGCACGGTCGATTGAGGCTTGGGTGGTCTGGGCGTACGAAGGGTACGTCACATACTTGCCCATCTCTGGAAGGTCTAGGTTGTCGCCAACACATACAACTAGGTCTGGATTGGCGTCTTCCATCATCTGCAACGCAAGGGCAATAGCCTTTTCGTCATGTGTTGCCTCCAGTTCTCCAGACTTATTCCTGAAGAAACCGAACTGTATATCAGGCACGATTACGGCAGTTTTGAACTTGGTTTTCGACTTAGGTTTTGCTGTTGGCTTTTGTAGTTGTATTGGTGGTCCCTGCTTGACTACAGGCCACTCAGGACCAGTCTCCCATGAAGGGGAGAACTGGATTGCTTGTAGGTTGTGAACTTCTGCTTCGCCTTCTTCGTTCTTTGTAATTGTTTGATACATGGACACATTCTTGATTCGTCCAATTGAAGCAAGATCAATTCCTTTTGACTTGATCATTTCCGCAATATCACCTAGCATTTTCTCTGAATGCTTTACACCTTCTGACTCGTTAACTAAACTCTTTAACGAATTAGCCTTTGTTCTCTCATTTTTTGCAACCATTTTACTTGTCCTCGCTAATCGTTATTGTTCCGTTGTTGTCTTGGGTGTCACACTTGTTTAAACAGCAGTTTGGGTTTTCTCCGGTAAAGCATGCGCGCTTTTCTCCGATGTGCTCACGTCGAACATCTATCCCGTCAGCGTTAAGCGCTCTAGTTATCGCCATGGTTGACGCAGACCCTTTTAGGGCAGAACTCAAGAGCTCTTTTGTTTCATCATCAAGTCCCATATAAATACCGCCAAACTTGCAGTACTTTTTGTACTCTGTACCTCTCGCGAGGTCTCGTAGGCTTTCCTTTAGATTCACTAATTTTTCCCCTTGGTGATCAAGCTGCTGCCTATCGATAGGTAACAGCGCCTAACAAAAGAGTACACCATGTGTGTATCACAAGCGTGTAATTTCGACTATTATTTTGAAAATGAAAGCTGACAACAAGAACAAGTCGACAGAGTTGAAAAAGGCTCTTGAAGATGCGCTTGGAGCCGGCACTTCAGACGACATTCTTAATACCATATTTGCAACGCTCGACAAGCAAAAACTTCTTCGGTATCACGACGAAGATCAAATCAATCTTCTATCTACGGCTGGAAGAGTTCTTGTGTCCCTGCTTGAGGACCCCACGATGACACAGCGGGCAGTATCTATTTACCTTGACTTGAGCGAAACAATGATTGATAGAACAATTAAATCACTTGTTAAAAATGGGGTTCTTACAAAGACAAAATCAAATCGCAAAAATGTCTATGTTGTCAACAAGGATTCGTTAAAAAACAACCCTGATATACGCCACTTCATAGGCGTGATAGACGCCCTTAGGGGAGATGTTAAAAAAACAGAAGAGCCGTGGTAGTAATTACTTGTTATTACCCATAGCGCTATTTAGCCATGCTGCAAAAACGTCGTCATTAAGAGGCATGAACCAGAGTTGAGAGTCTTCTGGGTTTCTGTTATCTCCGATGAGCGTCCAACATATCGTCATTTGCGGAGTCGCAGGACATGAGCCGGCATTGCATTCCAGGCCATACCTGTTGATGAAGAACTTGACTATGCAGTCTTCGTACTGGTCGTAGCACTCTCCGTGCTCTTTGCCCTCGTGTGGGCACAAAATAGAAACTACTTGTAGTTCTGATTTATTTATTTGCAACTCGAGAATATGGCCGTCATTGTGCCAAAACATTTCACCTTGGGAGGTCGTGCGTTCTGAGCTCATGTCCAAATGGTAGTCGAGTTCTACGCTTCCCAGCTTTTGTTCCAGGAATAATTTCTTCCTGCTTGGTGATGGGGTTTATTCTGACTCTTTGCTGAGGTCCTGAACCTTTTGAGCTGCTCTTTTTCTTACCCATTTAAACTCCTAGATAGATTTGAAATTAGGTGTTCGACCTTGGGCGGCGCTGTCCGGTATAAAACAGAATACCATTTCTTTATTAAGAGCAACAACAACAAAAGCTGCAAAAAGGCACAACACTAGAGGTCGCCTACGGCGTGATCCCTGATGTGAGTGTCAAGTTTTCCTTCTACTCGTTCAAGCGCAGATGCGTTTCTGTCGATCGAACGACCAAGGCTTTTACCTAAAACTTCAATTTTTTCAACAACGTAGTTGTGGTCTGTTTTGTTTTCTTCCCACATTGCTTTTGCTGCACGGCTCTCTCGCTGGATTAGGGCTACAGCGATCAACCCGATGACGCCAACAACCGAAACGATAATTTCAATCACGAGTTATGCAGGCTTTGATGCTATGAAGGCTTTAACGGCCTCAGGGATCGCGTCACCACAGACGTAGCGAAGATGCCATGGCTCTTCTGGGACAACTTCCCATGAAAAACCAAATTTTTTCACGTTTGCAATTAGCCAATTAAGGCGCTTTGCTTCACCTGCATTAGCAACGTCAACGGCGATGCCGAGGTTATGCTGCGACTTACCCGGTGTGGCCAAGGTCGCCATTCCCTTCTTGAGATACCAAGTCTTACCTTCGAAGGTCTTGGTCTTGCCGGTACCTGTATCAGCTAGTTGATAGCGGGTAAGAAATCCTTTTTTCTGGGTTTCGTAATCGCGATATGTGTCGCCGGAGCTAGTGGGTTTGAGAACAACACCTTCAGATGCAGCTGCAGCGACCATAGCTGCCCATGCGTTTGCTGCGATGTGGTGAAGCTTTCCACCACCAACAGCAGGAACCAATAAGTTTGCAGGAAGCTTGCCTGGCTCAACGCCCTTGAGATCTTTAGGAAGCACAACAGGGACGATGTAGTCCCACGCAACTTTGCTCATGTCAACTCTTTTCGTGAAAATTGTGAAATCGCCAAGTTGGCGTGCTGTAATTTTACAACAGAAATAGACCCTATGAAGTCTAATAAATAAATTGCCCA